CAAGCTGGCGAAGGCGGTGGAGACTTTGGAGAAGCTGGCACGGCTTGGCAACGGCGACCGTTACGGCAACAGCGATGGCAACATGATTGCTCGCGCCACCCTCGCGATACTGAAAGGAGAGACAGAATGAGTGAGGATCTGACATGCACGAACTGCGGTGAATACGTTGGCTCACCGATAGCCGACCGCATAGAGGAGCTAGAGGCACAACAACAAAAGACCTATCAAGAGCTGCTGAAGATTACGAAGATACACGATGAGGTGGAGGCCAAGCTGGCGAAGGCGGAGGAGTTGGTTAAAGTCGCATTTAACGAAGGCTTCTGCGAGGGCATGGATGAAGTGCAGCGGCAAAGAGGCGGAAAGAATTGGTATGAAAGTCGCTCCCGCCAGCGCCTCGCAGAACTAAAAGGAGAGATTGATGAGGATGAAATCTGACTTCGAGATTCTTATGGACCTTCGAAAAGAGGTTAGTCGTTTGACAGCTTTTCTGGTGCTTGTAAGTTTCGTCAATATGGCGATGGCTTTTATGTGGGCTGGTCTTGGAGACCGTGTCCTTAAATTAGAGGCATCTATCGCAGAACTAAAAGGAGAGATTGATGACTAAAGGCGAATATAGAGTAGGGGTCAATTTCAATCCCAGCAACGACGACATGGTGAGCCAGATCAAGCGCAAAGCCGCTGATCTGATTGACTTGATTCAAATGGTGCCAACCCCTGAGCCGGCGTCCCTTGACCCGCAGTTTGCCGAGATCAAGCGCCTTAAAGCACTGGCGCAGACCGAGATTGAAAGCGCAGCCATGTGGGCAGTAAAGGCCGTTACAAAGCCACCCTCGCAGAACTGAAAGGAGAGGCGGAATGAGTGACCCACGATGCGCCAAATGCGGACATCCTCGCAGCAACCACCCCTATCGACACCCGTTCGTTGGGTCATCCAAGGACGATACTATCGAGGAATTAGAGGCCGACCTACGCAAGATGGCGCTGGATTTTATAGCCGCAGACGGACAGGCAGCAGAGGCGTATCAGGCCAAGCTGGCGAAAGCGGAGGGCTTATTGGTTGATGCAATGGTTCAGCTAGAAAACGGCAAGATCAAGACGCGCCGCAATTGTGCTTATCTAATTGGGAAATTTCTTGCAGAACTGAAAGGAGAAACAGATGAGTAATTTTCAAATTTTTATCGTGTCCATTCTATCCGGAACGGCAGCGGGCGTGCTTGCCGCGTTCTTACAGCACATCAACTGAAGGGAAAGACAGATGAGTGATGGAAGACCTAAATGGGTACACACGGAATTGTCTGAAAGTAAATTCAGAAAACTGCGTGGGTTTGGGGCATTTATTTCCCTCGAAGTAAAGAGAGAGATGACTAGTGCAGATACATGCCGTGATTGGACTGAGGCTAAAAACGGAAACGGGAAGGTTATCACTCTCCCTCAAGGATGGAGCAAGGTCCTAAACTTTGCTGGCGAGTACTCAGGGTGGGGTCTTCTTGAGTTCAATCACTTAGGTAAAAGCATGGCAGACACCGTAAAGAAAATTGACGTCTGGGAAGAGTCAAACTCTTTGGAGAGGGCTGAATATGAACGCCTTAAGAAGAAGTTTGAAGGATGACCACCCTAGCAGAACTGAAAGGAGAACAAGATGGGTGAAGCACCAGAGCGAATTTATCTAGACGGGGATGTTGAAGCCGGTGACGGAATGTTCCCTCGATGCTTTGAGAGCCCGAAATATGCCAGCGAACCGCAGGTAGAATACGTCCGCTCAGACCGCATCGAAGAATTGGAGGCGAAGCTGGCGGAGGCGGTGGAGGCGCTGACCCGAATTGAGGATTTGACGTGTCACAATATGCCGATGACCGCCAAAGACGAGCAGTGCGTCAACCGTGAAGCCCGCACCACCCTCGCAGAACTCAAAGGACAAGACGATGAGTAAGATACACACCGAAAGCGAGGTCTATGAAATGATCCGCGTCAAGCTGGCCAACCGCACGCAATCCAGCCTAGCAGATGAGATCGGCTTGAGCCGCTCATACTTCAACGAGATCGTGCGCCGCCTGCGTCCGCCGTCAAGCGAGGTGCTGCGGTATCTAGGGCTACGCAAGCACACAGTTTACGTTGATTGGTCGCAGGAAAAGGAATAGGATTGCAGGGGCGGTGAATGATTGGCGCATTCGGTAGCTACGTCAGCCGGGAAGAAGTTACGACTGCAAAGCGAAAAGATCGCCCCTGCCCAAACACATTAGCGCCGGGCGCAAACGATGGAAAGACCAAAATGCACAGGACCGACATTCTCAGCACCGCCAACAGTTACATCACACAGGACCGCGCAGCGACGCACGGGGATGCCGAGGACAGTTTCTCCCAGATCGGGGCCGCATGGACGTGGTGGCTTAACGAGCGCCTCAGCGCGCCTATCTCAGCGCATGACGTAGCTATGATGATGACGCTTTTTAAGCTGGCCCGCACCAAGGGCAATCCAACGCACATCGATAATGCGATTGACGGCTGCGGATATCTCGCAATCGCTGGCGAACTGGCTACAGGCGATGACTAGCAGGGTCGGAACAGCGCAGGTCGCACTAGACGTAAGTGAAGCTGACATGGAGGTCGTGGCAGAGCTATGCGAGTTCCTGCATGATACGTTTGAGCGCGAGATCGAGGACGGGACGACACCCGCCGAATTGGTTTTGACGATCGGCACGGTGCTTAGCTACATGTTTGGCGAGGACCAAGGCGAGATGCACTGATGGACAAGTGGCGTACACCAGAGGCAGCAGAGTATCGCAAGCTATACCAAACAAAGGCGTGGCGCATACTCAGAGAGCAAGCCCTACTGCGTGACGGCTACAGGTGTCAGCACAAGCGGTGCGGCGTAACACTCAAGCGCGGGCGAGCAGACCCACGCAGCGCAGTTGTCCACCATCTAAAGCCTCACAAGGGCGAACACGACCTGTTCTTTGACTTGGATAACTTGCAAGCGGTATGCTGGACATGCCACAGCGGAGACATCCAGAGCGCAGAGGCCCGTGGATACGACACACAGATAGGTGATGACGGATGGCCCATTGATCCAAGTCACCCCGGCAGGCAATAATTCAACCAAGCGCAGGCGGGGTGGGTCAGATCTCTAATGCGCATAACGGCGAACCGGCGTGCGAAACTCTCTTTTTGCGCGTTTACGGAAAAAACAGGAGGAAGCTATGAGCCAGAAAAAGCGCAGCGACAAGAACAGCGTCACGGCGGCCTTGGGTGGGTTCAAGGGGGCCATGGAGAGCGTTCCCCCGCCTGAAGGTGTGCAGTTGCGCAGCGATGAAGAGATGGTAATATGGGACCAGTTCACGCGCGCGCGCGCACGCGAGGATTGGCGGGACATGGACCTGCTTTTACTGGCGAAGGTCGTGCGCATGGAAGCTGACATCCGCAAGCATCAGGAAACGCTTGATCGATCCGGTGTGCTTATTCAAAACAAGCGAGGCACGTTGGTTGCCAATCCGCTCTTGGCTGTCATCGACACTTTGGAGCGCAGACAGATGGCGGTCATCCGGTCTATGTCGCTGAACCAGCAAGCCAGCGATCCGCGGACGATTAACGGGGCTGCACGCACGCTGGTTGACGCAAGAAACACAATGCAGTCTTTTAGCGATGACGACCTGATCGCCATGCCAAGGACAAACTGATGGAATTTTATGAGAACAAGATTGTCAGCGTAGAGGATCTGATCCCGTATGCGCTGAACAGCCGGACGCATAGCGACGCGCAGGTTGCGCAGTTGGCGGCAAGCATCCGCGAGTTCGGTTTCACCAACCCTGTTTTGATTGACGAAAAGAACAATCTGATTGCGGGGCATGGTCGATTGCTGGCCGCGCGAAAGGCTCAGCTAGAAAGCGTGCCTGCGGTGGTGGTTACTGGGCTAGATGATCGGCGGCGCCGGGCACTGGTCATTGCCGACAACAAGCTGGCGCTAAACGCGGGCTGGGATGAAGAAGCGCTGCGCGTTGAGTTGGAAGACTTAGCGGGCGACTTTGGCGAACTGATGGGGTTCTCTGAGGATGAGTTGGTGGATCTGCTCAAGAAGGATGAGGGCACCGAGG